TAAGTTTTTTATTTAAAGGACTAAAAGTACCAGGTAGAGATTTAACTATAGAAGAATTTGAAAAGATAACGGATCATTTTAAAACTATATCATTTTGTGGTCAATATTCAGACCCTATACACCACCCAAAATTTAAAGAATTATTAGAAATATCAAAAAGAAAAAATGTTAGAGTAGAGGTACATGTTGCTTCTTCACTTAAACCAGAAAAAGCATACATTGAAGCTTTTAAAGCTTACCCACAGGCAGATTGGATTTTTGGTATTGACGGTTTACCAAAAGAAAGTAATAAGTATAGAAAAAACCAAGATGGGGAAAAACTATTTAAAATAATGTTAGAATCTAAAAAACACCTTATTACAAAACCATTATGGCAATTTATTATCTTTAGTTATAACGAACACAATTTAGATAATGCAATGCAAATGGCCAAAGATAATGATGTTGATTTTGTATTAATAAATTCAGCTAGATGGAGTGCTGATGATGATTGGTTAATGCCAAAAACTAGGAGAGAAATGGCAGATGAGTAAACTTGATAATAGATTAGGTGGAAAAAGAAGAAGAGCTGAAGGAGATATTGAATTAGATCCTTTATGTTTTAAAGATGAAATTGCTTTTGCAGTAACTAATCAAGGTGTATTAGTACCTTGTTGTAGATTTGACGACCCAGCAACTATGGGTGATCCTCAAATGAAACCTTTAATAGAAGCAAGTAAAATTTCTGAAAATAATACAGTAGATGATATTCTAAAAAAAGAAGAATGGAAAGAATTTGCAGATAACTTATCAAAGAATATAGGACCTCCGGCTTGTTTAACTACGTGTGCTAAGGCAAAAAAATATTCTCAAAATGTTGAATGGATAGATACATCAACAGGTAATGTTAGAAGTAAAGAAAAAAAATAAGGAGAAATATGAAAGTAGGATTTACATGCAGTACTTTTGATTTGTTACATGCTGGTCATGTACAGATGTTAAAAGACGCCAAAGATGAATGCGATTACTTGATTGTAGGATTACAAACTGATCCAACACTTGACAGACCAGATACAAAAAATAAACCAGTACAATCTTTAGTAGAAAGAAGTATACAACTTAATGCTATAAAATATGTTGATGAGGTAATACCTTATCAGACGGAAGAAGATTTAGAAGATATACTAAACATGTATAATATATCAGTTAGAATTATTGGAGAAGAATATCAAGGTAAGAATTTTACTGGTAAAGATATATGCGTTAAGAAACATATAAAGATAGTTTACAATAAGCGTGAACATAGATTTAGTTCAACAGATTTAAGAAAACGTATCTCTGCCCATAATATTATGGGTAATAATGTTAATCTAAAAAATAAAGATTAACTATATCTAAAATAGTTGTTTGCTGAATTTCTGTAATAGATAGCAAAAGTATCAGCGCCATCCATATGACAGAAAGATTGAGGTCTGATATAATGCATTTGTAAACCAGTTTTGTATTGTGTTTTCATACCTGATTTTCCTCTATATCTGTATCTTATTTTCTTGGCATTTTTTTGTCTAGACACCATTTTAAAATACTTTAAATATTTAATTGGTATGCCAGCAGCTATACATGACCCTTTGTACTTAAAAGGGTCTAGCATATGTTTAACTAACAAGGGATTAACAATCTTTTCAAATACTCGTCTTGATTTATTATATTCTTTTTTCATAATTATCCTCTCAATCTTGATTGTGAATCCATATACAAAGGACCAGTCCATCTAACATGGTAATTACCATCAAGTACATTACCTCTAGCTTTGTTTAATGCAGGAGCATTAAAACCAGCAGCCTTTAATATGTCGCCTTTTTTAAAATGTTTAAAGTCTTCTTTTACGATAAAAGCAAATACTCCGTTTTCTTTTACAACTTTCATATACTTTTTACCTTGTGTTACTCTAACCATATTGTCCCAATTCTTAATTTGTTCTTGTGAATAAGTTGAAACATTACCATCTTTATCTGTAGTCCAAGAAATATAATCTTCTTTGGCACCGTTCATCATGTTTTTAACTCCTTCATCTAAAGAAGTTGCGTTTTTAGTTACTAATGACATTATTTGTCCTCCTTGTATAATTCTTGAGCATATAAAGCTAAGATATAAGACGTAATACCTATCAAGGCCATTGAAGCACCTTGTAAATATTTGTCTATTTCAATTGAACCTACGGCACCAACCATTGCTAAAGTACCGACTGTCGCCATTATTACCGACATGTATTCTATTATTTTTTTCATAGTGTATCCTTTTGTTTTTTTCATATTACTCGTCCACTATACCAGATAAATACAGTAAAGTCAAGAAAAAAAAGCGTAAAATATGAAAATAATTAAAATAATTGCAGTTTGTTCACTTTTTGTACTGGTTTCCTGTTCAAAAACTGTTGAGGATTGTAAAATTAAGCCGGATTTAGAAAAAATTAGCGAATCAGCGCTAAAAAATAAAGAAAATTTAAGTGAAACTGAGCTAAAACATGCTCAAATGTCTTGTAAATTTTAATTATAAATAATATTATGGTAAATTCACAAATTTATTGTCAAAATTGTGGACACGAATCGCATTGTGGCAAAAATTGTTTACAAGATTACGGAGAATCACAAAAAACCGTATGTTGTACACATTGTAGTTGCGAAAAAGACAATGATAATTGGGAAGATACTGTAAAATACGATTTAAACAATGAAGATTTATTTAATGGAGCATAAAAATGGCAAAAATGAGAATATTTAAGTTTTGGAATGAAGCAGGTGATGAAAAAGAGAAAGAAGCGATGAGTTTGAAAAAGGCAGTAATGTCAGTTCAAGGCGATTTTAAAGATAAATGGATAGGAGCTGAATATATTAGTAAAAAAGGTAAAAATATTAGCACCTCTATACAAATACCAGTTGGTAGAAAAATTAGAGAAGCGGCCAGAGTAGAAAAAGCAAGAGCGGCTGCTAAAGCTTTAAGAGAAATGGGGAGATAAATGCCGTCAATCTGTAGGAAAGGCGATAGTTTAAGTACCGGTCACATATGTACTGGTACAACAACACTAGATACGCCTGGCCAAAGTACAGTTCGGGCAAATAGTATATTAATCGCAAGAGTGGGTGACCCAACAGTAAGTCACCCTTTCCCACCGGCACCTCCTTGTGCCCCTCACGTTGCAAACGTTAATGTAGGCAGTTCAACAGTTTCAGTCTGTGGTAGTCCAATAGCTAGAATAGGTGATAGTACAGACGCTGGAGCAATGACTTCAGGTTCTTCAAATATCTTTGCTGGTTAACGTATAAATATATACGTAATGCCAAATTTTGATAGTAGTAACACTAACAACAGTAAACGAGCAAATAGAATCTATAAAGACTTGGATTTGAATTTTGGTCGTAATGTAGTAACAGGTGATGTAAATAAATTGACCGATGTAGAGGCCGTTAAAAGAAGTGTTAGAAATTTAATTAATACTTCTCACTTTGAGAGACCTTTTCATCCAGAAATTGGCAGTGATGTTAGAAGAATGTTATTTGAACCAATGACACCTCTTACAGCACTTAACTTACAAAGAAAAGTTGGCGAAGTTCTAAATAATTTTGAACCTAGAATAAAATTAGTACAAATTTTAGCTAGACCAAATTTAGATAGAAATAGTTATCATTTAACAATTATGTTCTATGTTATAGGTTCATCGGAGCCAATAACAGTAGAAACATTTTTAGAAAGATTAAGATAAAATGGCAAGCAATAAACTAGTAGTATCTGATTTTGACTTTGATAACGTAAAATCAAATTTAAAAACATTTTTACAAAATCAACCAGAATTTTCAGACTATAATTTTGAAGGATCAGGCTTTGCCGTTCTTTTAGATACATTAGCATATAACACACACTATCTTGGCTTCAATGCTAATATGTTAGTTAACGAAACTTATTTAGATAGTGCAGATATAAGAAAAAATATAGTCGCATTAGCAAAGATGATAGGATATACACCATCATCTGTTAGATCGCCAGTATCAACTATTGACATAACAGTAAACAACGCTTCAGGTTCAAGTATCTTAATGAATAAAGGTACAACGTTTACGAGTTCAGTAGATGGCACAGGTTATAACTTTTTAACTAATGAAGATATTACAATTACACCTTTAAACGGTGTTTATAAATTTTCAGACGTTAATTTATACGAAGGTACTTTAGTTACTTTTAAATATACAGTTGATAGTACAGATACAGATCAAAGGTATATAATACAAAATTTAAATGCTGATACTTCTACTTTAAAAGTAACAGTTCAAAACTCTGTATCAGATTCAACATTAAACACTTACACATTAGCTACAGGTTTAAGAAATATAACAGATACATCTAAAATTTACTTTTTACAAGAAACAGATAACGGTAAATTTGAAGTTTATTTTGGTGATGATGTTATTGGTAAAAAATTAGAAGATGGTAATATAGTTATATTAGAATATATCGTTACAAACAAAACTGAAGCTAACGGTGCTAAAACTTTTGAGTTAGCCGGCAGTATCGGTGCTTTTAGTAACGTAACTATATCTACTAAAGCAAATGCTCAAGGCGGATCAGAGGCCGAAACAAAAGAGTCTATAAGATTTAATGCGCCTTTACAATATACAGCACAAGATAGAGCAGTTACAGCTACAGATTATGAATCAATAGTTAAGACATTATATCCTAATGCATTATCAGTTAGTGCTTGGGGAGGAGAAGACGATGAAACACCGGTTTATGGTGTTGTAAACATTGCTATCAAAGCAGCTTCAGGTTCTACTTTAACAGAAACAACAAAAGCCTCTATTGTAAAAGGATTAATACCTTACAACGTAGCTTCAGTTAGACCAGCAATAGTTGATCCAGAAACAACATCAATTATATTATCAAGTGTGGCTAAGTACGACAAAAAAGGTACTAGTAAATCTGCCGATACTATCAAGTCAGAAATAGTTACGGCTGTTACAAACTATAACACAACTACTTTACAAAAATTTGATGGTGTGTTTAGATTTTCTAAATTAACAGGTTTAATAGATGATGTTGATACAAGTATACTATCTAACATAACAACTGTTAATATGAGAAAGAATTTTACACCAACTATAGCGTCTTCAACAAAATACGATGTGTATTTTAGAAATGCAATTTATAATCCTCATTCAGGTCATTCAAGTGTATTATCATCAACTGGTTTTAAAGTTACAGGCAGTAATAATGAAATGTTTTTAGATGATGATAGTAATGGTAACGTTAGAAGATATTATCTAGTAAGTGGTGTTAAAACTTATGCTAACAATACACAAGGTACTGTTAATTATGAAACAGGTCAAGTTACTTTAAACTCATTGAACGTAGCTTCAATATCAAATATAAGAAATGCTGTTTCCAACGTTATTGAAATTACAGTTAAACCAAATTCAAACGATATTGTGCCTGTTAGAAATCAAGTCGTA